CTGGCCCGACCGCCAGGGTCGTTTCCGAGGCCAACCCGGTCTACCGCAAGAACGACCACTCCACGTCATTCTTCCGCGACCTGTTCCTCGCCAGCTCGTCTGACCCGGAAAGCCAGGAGGCCCGTTCGCGTATCTCCCGGTCGCAGGAAACCCGCGCCGGGATGACGACCGTTGCCGCAGCCGGTGGAACGTTCGCACCGCCGCTGTGGATCGTCGACGAGTATGTGAAGCTGGCCCGCACCGCGCGTGTCACCGCCGACCTGATGACCCACGAGGACCTGCCGAACGGCATCTCTTCGGTGAACCTTCCGAAGGTGTCGACCGGTTCCACTGTCGCCGTTGTGCAGACGCAGAACACCCAGATCAGCTCTACCGACATCGCGACCACGTCGCTGTCTTCGGGCATCACCACGATCTCGGGTGGTCAGACGGTCGCGATCCAGCTCATCCGTCAGGGTGGGACACCGATCGACAACGTGGTCTTGTCCGACCTTGCTCTGGCTTACGCGTCGCAGCTTGACCTTCAGGTCATCGCTGGTACCGGTGCGAATGGTCAGCTCAAGGGTCTCGTGTCGTCTGGAACGGTTGTCACGTTCACGACCACGACTCCGGCGTTCGTGTCCGCGACCGCTGCGGCGTCTTTCTACAACAAGCTGATGTCCGCAATCTCGGCCGTCAACACGACCCGCTACCTGCCCGCTGACACGATCATCATGCACCCGGCACGTTGGGCCTGGATTCTTGAGGCCCTGGACACGCAGAACCGTTTGCAGGTCTCCCCGTCGTCGCCGTTCTTCAACGCGGCAGGCGCGCAGGATGAGGCTGTGGCTCAGGGTGCCGTTGGCGCGCTGGGTGGTCTTCCGGTGTACATCGACCCGAACATTCCCCAGAACCTTGGGGCCAGCACGAACCAGGATCAGGTCTTTGTCCTGCGTCGTGGTGACAACTGGCTGTGGGAGTCGCCGATTGAGGCGGCGTCGTTCGATGCGACCTATGCCAACCAGAACTCGGTCTTCTTCCGGGTGCTGGGCTTCAGTGCATTCATCGCACGGTACGCCGGCTCGGTTCAGTACATCGATGGCACCGGCCTGGTTGTACCGACGCTGTAGCCGAATCAGTCTCGCGCTTAGCGGTGCGGGATCAGGGTGGTGCGGGGTTCCATTCCCCCGCACCACCCGCCCGAATGGAGAGGTGCCGTTGTGCGCGTAAGAGATCGTGTGACCGTTGGTTGGATTGATGGCGGTCAGGTCGATGGTGAATTCTGTACATCGATGCTGGGTTTGTTCGCCGCCCGCAATAGCCGCATTTCGACGGTGATCCGCATTCAGGGGTCGCTGTTGTCCCGGCAGCGCAATGAGATCGTGGCCGCGTTTCTTGACAACGACAACGCGGAGTGGTTGTTCTTCATCGACTCCGACGAAACGATCACCGTTGATGCATTCGACAAGATCATTGACGCGGCACACGACAAGTTGCGTCCGATTGTTGCCGGTGTATATTTCGCGGCGTGGGCGAACGAGGGTGGCCCGCACCCGATGCCGATGCCGATGATTCTGGCGCAGAACAAGGTGGGTCGGTATGACCCGATCTGGGACATGCCGGACGATGCGGTGATCCCGATCGATGCGGCTGGTACCGGTGCGTTGATGATCCACCGGTCCGTGCTCGAGGCCATGCGTGAAGCGTCTGAGGCTTCCGTGTTGGGGCAGCACGAGGGCGGCAAATGGTGCTGGTTCCGCGACATGCCTGTAGTAGGCGAATGGGTAGGGGAAGACATCTTCTTCTGCAAACGGGCACGCGATCTGGGATTCCCGATCGTGGCTGCTACGGGTGCGCGTCTGGGGCACCACAAGAGCTATTGGGTGACTGATGCCCAGTTCAGAGATTACACGGCGTCGCACCCGGAGGTGCTGACAGCACGTCACGAGGTCAAGTTCGAGGGAGTCGACGATGAGTGATTCTGTCGAAGATCGTGTGGCGCAGTTGAAGTCTGAGCTCACCGTTCCTGGCGCGAATGTCGCGGCCATCAAGGCTGAACTCACCCGGTTGCTCGTGCCCGGGTTGGAGACGGCTTCTGCTGTGCTTGGTCGGGAGATTGCCTGATGTCGGTCATTCAGGGGGACGTGTACGCCGCGAGCTATACGGCTCCGGCGACGGCCACTGTTGTTCTGACGGTTACGGCCCCGGATGGTACGACATCGACGCCGAGTGTGGTGACTAGCGGCGCGCCGACGTATACGGCGAGCGTGCCAGCGTCGCAGGTTGGCCCGAACTTGCTGACGTGGGTTGCGTCTGGTGCGGCGACTGATGTTTTCACGGATCAGTTCACGGTCGTTGCTCCGTCGTTGCAGTTGATCTCTTTCGGGGATCTCGTTGACCAGCTCAACGTCTCGGCCACGGATGCAACCACGTCCGCGAGGCTGCGGCGGTTTATTCAGTCGGCTACTGATGTCGTGCAGAACATCACCGGTCCTGTGCTGCCTGTTACGAAGACGACGTATTTCGATGGTGGCCAGTCGTCGGTGACGTTGCCGTACCGGTGGGTGAAGTCGATCACTTCGGTTGTGGAGTGGTGGGGTGGGGCGACGATTTATACGTTGACTGCGCAGACTCCGGGTTCGTCGATGGCGACGTTCAACTATTTGTGGGACACGTCGAGCAACAGTCTGACTCGGTATGCGGGCGGGTTTCCGACGTCGTTCTTCCCGCTCGAGAACGCGGTGACAGTCACATACGTGGCCGGGATGGCGACGATTCCGCAGGACATTACGGACGCAACTGGCGAGTTGATTCGTCATTGGTGGCAGAACGGTCAACAGCCGCGTTCGGTGTCGTTCACCAATCCTGGTGCCGGTGACGATGACGGTGCGATCACCGTCATGGGGTATGCGGTGCCGAACCGTGTGAATGAGATGTTGGCCCCATATGCGCGTAGGCCGGCGATTTTCTAGATGGGTACCTCTATTGCTGCCGCGATCGATTATCTGGTCTCGGGGCTGGCAACACCTTTGTCTGCTGCTGATTCGGCAGCGGTGGTTGTTGATGGCATTGCGACAAAAATGTCGGAGTCGATGGTATTCATCGGCAAGGCTGGCCCGGATTCTGCGACAGCGCAGACAGGCTCGCAGGCGCTTCTAGTTCTTGGCGCGGGGCGGGCGCAGGAAGACTACGAAATCCCCTGTTTTGCCTACGCCTACCGCCCGGGCCCGACTGTGAAAACGGCTCGTGATGCTGCGGTGCTGCTGTTCGACACGGTAGCCCGTTTTATCGCCTCTGACCGCACCTTCGGCGGACTGCTGCTGCAAGGCAGGTTCGCGGAGATCAGCAACGTCGAGCTCGTGCAGGACGTCGACGACGAGACCGGCGCTACCCGCATCGTCTGGCTGTCCTTTTCTATCCATTGCCGTAACCACTACATCCCCTGAGGAATCTCATGTCTGTTTTCCAGAACGTTTCGGGCGTTGAGCGTGAGCTTGTCGTCGACGGTAAGCGCACTTCTGTGGTTGTTGACGGGTTGGTGACGGTGGCTGACGAGTTCGATTACCAGCTCATCGCCCAGGTCGAGACGTGGAAGTTCAGCAAGAAGAGCCCTGCTGTTGCGGCGGCATCCACCCCGGCCGTGCCGGATATCACCACCGAGCCGGTTGCGGCGAATGAGGGAGACAACTGATGGCTGTCGGATCGGGCCTGTCGGCTCAACTGGGAATTGTGACCGAAACTACGCCGGGGACGCCGGTTGCGGTGACTCGCTTCTACGAGTTCGACAAGGAGACGATGTCGGAGAAGAAGCACACGGTTCAGGGTGTGGGTCTTCGGGCGGGTGCGTTGACGAAGCGTGGTTCTCGTCGCGTGCAGACGGCTCGTGAGGCTGGTGGGACGGTTGGGTTTGATGTTCCGACTTCGGGGCTTGGGTTGACTTTGCAGCACATGCTCGGGAGTTTTTCGACGACTGCGACGTCTCTTGGTGGTGGTCTGTTTCAGCAGATCCATAACACTGGGTCTCTGCAGGGTAAGGCGTTTACGACTCAGATTGTGAAGCCGGACTACACCGGTGTTCTGGCGCAGAATGCGTACACGTACACGGGTTGCAAGATCACGGATTGGACGATCTCCGGTCAGACTGAGGCGCAGCTCAAGCTTGAGTTGACGATTGATGCGATGGATCAGTTCACCCCGTCGACGGCGTGGGCTGGTACGACTCTTGCGTCGAGTGCGTCGGCTGCGGGTACGTCGATCTCGGCAACTGCGACGATCGCTGCTGGTTCGTACATTCTGATCGGTACCGGTCTGACTGCTGAGGTTGTGTTGACGGGTACGCCGACTGGTGCGGGTCCGTTCACGATTCCGGTGTCGCCGGCGTTGGCGTATGCGCACGCTAGTGCGTCTCCGGTGACGTCGCCAACTGCTGTGAACTATGGTGCGCCGGCCGCGTTGCAGGCTGCGTCGTACACGGCGGGTACGTCGATTTTCTCGTATGACGCGACGGGTTCGACTCTGATTGCTGGTGGGTCGACGACGGTGGTGTCGGGCGTGTGGACGAATACGGGTGGTGTTGCGGTTGGTAACGTGCGCAGCTTCACGCTGAAGGGGACGAACCCTTTGAAGCTTGACCGGTTTGGGATTGGGTCGGCGATCAAGTCTGAGCCGATCGAGAACGACTACCGGTCGTATCCGCTCGAGGCTGAGGTTGAGTATGGTTCGGCATACTTCTACCAGAACTATGCGGCAGACACCGCGCTGGCGTTGCTGTTGAAGTTCACCGCGCCTGGCGGTGTTTACTTGCAGTTCTATGTGCCGGTTGCGTTTCAGAACGACGGTACGGACCCGGAGGTCAGCGGGCCGGACATTCTGATTCCGAAGCTTCAGTTCGAGATCCTTGATGACGGTACGAACGGTGCGTTGCAGGCGGTGTTGGTGAACACTGACGCTGCGGTCTGATGGCTGACGGCCTCAAGGTCGACCTGACCCGATTTTCGGCCGAACTGAAGAACACGTCGAAGCTGTTTGCGACAGCGACACGTAAGCGGACCCGGGCGGCGTTCCTTGAGGCGGGCGCGGACATGATCTCGCGCATTCGCAGTGGTGCCTCTTGGTCGTCGCGCATTCCGGCTGCGGTGAAGTTGCAGACCACGTTCTCGGCACGTAGCTCCAAGGTGAAGGTCTTGGTCGATGCTAAGCAGGCACCGCATGCCCGCCCGCTTGAGGTTGGTAATCGTTCCAATTTTGATGAGGGCGTGATCGCGTCACGTACCCGCACGATCGCCGGGATTCAGGTTGGTCGCCGTGCTGCGATGGCCGCGATGAAGCGTGAGGGTGTGGGGGTTTCGCGGATGCTGCGGCATCCGGTGTGGGATTCGGAACATCCAGCCAGGCGGTGGTCTTCGATGCCGACTAGACCGTTCTTCTTCCCCGCGGCGACCGCTGAGGCGGCACGTGCGGAGGAAGCGCTCGATTTGGCCCTTGAGCAGATCGCTCACGATTCAGGGTTCCACTAATAGGAGATAGATAACGTGCCCGCACGTCGTTTCACACTCACTACGGATGCCGGCGTTGAGGACCTTGGGGTTTTCGACGAGCGGAAGTTTTCGATCAGCGATGGGTATCTGATTCAGAGCGCCACAGGTGGTTA